AGAACTAGTGGTACTAATAGATATAATCTTGCGAGATTAATGGGCTCAAAATATTTATTCACGGAGTCAAATAATGCAGAAGGGGATTTAGGTACTCAATGGTATGCTAGAAATAATTCAGTAGATTTTAGCACTAGTTTTTGGGGAACTACTAATAATACCGTTATTTGGTCTTGGGCTAGAGCCAGAGGCTATTTTGACGTTGTTTGTTACACAGGCACAGCAAGCGCAAGAACTATAGCTCATAACCTTGGTGTAGCACCTGAGATGATGTGGGTAAAATGTCGTGACGGGCCAGGGGGTACTGGGGCATCATATTGGGTAGTTTATCATAAAGATTTAGATGCAAGTGCGCCAGAAGATAAAGCTATATATTTAGATACAACTACTGCCGCTTTTGACTTTGCAGGGTATTGGAATGACACAGCGCCCACATCTACTGTTTTTACTTTAGGCACAGGTAATGGAAACGATACTAATGCAAGCGGTCAAAATTACATATCCTACCTGTTCGCTACTCTGCCAGGAATAAGTAAAGTTGGAAGTTACACAGGTTCAAGCAGTGCGGTAGATGTAGATTGTGGGTTTACTAGCGGTGCTAGATTTATACTGATTAAGAGATCAAGTGCATCGGGAGATGGTTGGTTTACATTTGATAGCGTACGAGGAATTGTAGCGGGTAATGATCCTTTCCTATACTTAAACGATCAGCAAGCTGAGTTTACATCTTATGATGCTATCGACCCATATAGCGCAGGTTTTACTGTCACAACAGCTTTAGGTGGTCTTAATACCAACGGTTCAACTTACGTCTTTTACGCAATCGCACAATAAAGGAGTTTAGTCATGGGACTAATAAGAATACGAGAAACAGGCGAGGTAGTGACGGAAATAACCTTCCGCACGATGCACAAGAAAACTCGACCTGTTCTAGAACCAACGCTCACAGTAGAACGCCTAGATGGTCTGGGTGCAGATCTTGTTATGGAAAGTGCTCAAGCCACAACAACAGCGCCTTACGAATTTAGTTTTAGGTCTGGTGTAGCACAAGATTCTGATGGCAACTGGATGACAGTCAATTCTGTTGGGCCAGTGTTTACTGAGTACACAGACCTTGATGGCAACGTACAATCGGTTGACGCACAAACCACAGCATATCGTGCCAACGTAGATGCGACAGCCGCCGAAGGTGCAAGGTCTACTCGAACAAAACTTCTTGCAGATTCTGATTGGACACAAATGGCTGACACTGCTTTGAGCACAGAAAAGAAAGCTGAGTGGGTTACTTATCGTCAGGCACTTAGAGACTTGCCAAGCGCATCAGGATGGCCTCATACTCACACCATGCCAACGAAACCATCATAATGCCAAAAGATACCACAAATGAAATCGCGTTAACAACGCCTGACATTAAGATTCAACTTCCACAAGCGAAGCCTGAATACAAATCTATGTTGGCAAACATTGCAGAAAAAGCTCCTGCAATTGCACAGGCATCTAGCAACTTCTATAAGTCTCATTCACAGATGATGAGTGTGACATTAGATGTAACTGCGATTACACCTATACGTTCTGTAAAGCATAGCCTTGCTGAGATTGAAAAGACTAAAGCAGCTTTGCAAGAGGGCTACTTCAAGATGAAGAAGGAAGAAGTAAAGCTCAAGAAGCTAGAGCGTAAGCTCCTAGAAGAAACAGATGATTTAGAACGTGAGATGCTTGAGATTAAGATTAACGAAAAGCAAGCACAGGCGGCAAGCTCTCGTGGATATGTAGAAGCTGCGGTTCGTAAGCTAAACTTCTTTACCAATCAGTATGACAACCTGATGAAGAAGATCGGCAAGGATGAGCTTACCGAAGAAGACTATGAGCGCGAAGAAGTTAAGTACCATATTATGACTTGCATGAAACAAGCATTGAATGCAGCTAGAAGTCGTAATGGTCAGATAGATGAAGGTAATCTTATTTATGTGTTTGATCTAGGGATCAATGCAGCGCAGGCACAGGCAGAAGTCTTTTCCTATTTGCAGTGGGAAAACGAAATCATCAAACAAGGTAAGGCACCAGAGCATCACCACACGGTTCAGTGGTTAGAGGCTTGTGCAGAAAAATGGGCAGATTGCCCTGGAGACTTTGCAAACAGCCGTGGTTTTGATATCATGGACAGAACATCTCTGACTAACACTCCACAGCTAGAGGATAAGAAAAATGGCACACAAAGTAGTAAAGTACAGACTAGAAAGTGACGGCACTATACCAACTTGGTTAAAGTTTGGTGTAACGCAATCAACAGGTGGTATGTATCCCGTTGCAGATAGTGGTACAGCTAGTCCACAAGATTGGATTATGATTGGCATATCGGCTGATGGGTCAGATACTTCTGGTGCAATTGAGGAAATAACATCTAAAGATAATCTACAGACTTACCTTACTGCACAAGCATCAGCAAACAGTTGGACAGACCCTGCACCAACAGATGAAGATCCAGATGCAACAACAGCTTTTGATGCTGCCGCACATGCTCAACGTGTTTGGGATGATTTAGACGCACTTAACGCATAGGATGCTAGATGCCATTAACCAAACTTCAGTTCAAACCAGGTGTCAATCGAGAGACCACCTCTTACACGAATGAGGGCGGTTGGTTTGACATAGACAAGGTACGCTTTCGCTTTGGTATGCCTGAGAAGATTGGCGGTTGGTTAAAGTTCACCACAGCATCGTACTTGGGTACAGCAAGAGCTATGCACCCTTGGGTGGCATTAGATAACAGCCGACTTATCGGTATTGGCACATCACTAAAATACTACATTAACCAAGATGGGGGTGCCTTTAATGATATAACCCCGATTAGAAGTACGACAGCAGCAGGGGATGTAACCTTTGCTGCAACCAATGGATCATCTGTAATCACAGTAACAGACGCGGCTCACGGAGCGGTGGTAAATGACTTTGTAACTTTTAGTGGTGCGGCTTCTCTTGGTGGTAACATAACAGCAGCGGTATTAAACCAAGAGTATAATATTACTGAGATAGTAAACACCAATAGCTATAAGATTGCTGCTCGTGCAGCAGGAACTACTATAACACAAATAACCGTAAACGGAGCTTTGGTTCCTAGTTTGGTAAACGCAAGTGGATCAGACTCAGGAAACGGCGGTAGTTCTATAGTAGGTGCCTATCAGGTTAGTGTTGGACTAGATACCACTGCAACAGGTGCGGGTTGGGGCGTAGGAACTTGGGGTCGTAACGGTTGGGGTCAAGCAGCTACCACACCTATTGTTACAAATACCTTGCGTATCTGGTCACATGATAACTTTGGTGAAGATCTTCTTATAAATGTGCGTAATGGCGGCATATACTATTGGGATAAAACAAGCGGATTTGCTACGAGAGCCGTAAGTTTAGACTCTCTTGCAGGATCTACAAGCGCACCCACGATAGCTAAACAGATTATGGTTTCAGATAGAGACAGGCATATTATAGCGTTTGGTTGTGACACAGAGGCAAACCCTGGAGTTCAAGATCCATTAGCTATACGTTTTTCTTCTCAAGAATCTTTGACTGATTGGGCAACAACAGCCGCAAACACTGCGGGTGAATTAAGATTGGGATCTGGTTCAGAGATTGTAGCAGCAGTAGAAACAAGACAGCAGATCTTGGTGTACACCGACGAATCCTTGTATGCCATGCAGTTCTTAGGTCCACCGTTTACCTTTGGTGTAAACCTTGTTTCAGAAAACGTTACGACTATGGGCCCATTATCCGCGGTAGCTGTTGAGGACAACGTGTTCTGGATGGGACTAAAAGAGTTTTATGTTTACGGTGGTACGGTACAAAGACTACCTTGTTCCGTCAGAGATTTTATATTTGATGATTTTAATTTACTACAGCGAGAGAAGGTTGTAGCTGCAACTAATACAGCTTTTTCTGAGGTTTGGTGGTTTTATCCATCGGCAAGCAGTGACAATAACGATAGATATGTAGTTTACAATTACGAGCAACAGGTTTGGTATTATGGGGCACTTGCTAGAAGCTTTTGGATGGATCGTGGTATCTTCGACAACCCAATTGCAGCAGGGCCAAACAATTACCTCTACACTCAAGAGTCTGGATTTGATGACGATGGGTCTGCAATTACTGCATATATTGAATCAAGCCAAATGGACATTGGAGATGGAGAGCAGTTTTCTTTTATACGTCGTATGATACCAGATCTCACGTTCCGCGGATCAACGGCGGGTAGTCCGTCTGCAAACATTACAGTTAAGACACGTAACTTTCCGGGCGGCAACTACTTACAGTCTACGTCAAGTGCGGTAACAAAGACGGCATCGGTGCCTGTTGAACAGTTTACGGATCAAGTGCATTTAAGATTACGGGGCCGTAGCTTTGCGGTTAGGGTTGAGTCCACAGCAACGGGTGTTGGTTGGCGGCTTGGTTCTCCACGGTTGGATATACGGCCTGATGGGAGAAGATAGTGTCACGAAACTTAATTCTTCCCTTCTTTGCTGTACCTCCGACACAGTACGATCAACAATACTTCGCGAACCTCACGCGAAGTTTTGCCATATATATGGAGCAACAACAAAATCCAGGAGAAGAAAGGGCAACAAAGCTGACCCTTACGGACTTACAAACGGACGATTCGGGGTTAGAAAATGGAGCATTGTTTCAACAGGATGGTTTTGTTAAGATAGCATTAATTAATAAACCGCATGTGCGAGGATTAGGTGCAACGGGTGCGGTAGGAACAGTAACGGTGACAACGACATGAGTGATGACACAATTTTAATAATGTCGAACGGTTCTAAGTGGAAACCTGCGACAAGTTCTGATATAGTGCATTGTGTGCACTGTGATAATGCAGTTGATACACCCGCAGAGGTCGCGAGTTACCCAGAGGGTAGTTGCCCAGATTGTGGCAAATCGTGGACAGGCGCAGAGCGACGCAGTACCTCTATAACCGTGACTGCCCCCGAAGCAATCTCAGGAGAAGCGTAATGCAGCAGTATGGAACAATGACAATGCCGGACGCGGGTATCGGTACGTTTCTTACTTCAAACATGGATGAGATTGAGGATAACGTTCTAGCTTTTGGTGCGCCACAAGGCATAAACTCTATGGTTGATGTTGGCAATCGAATGGCTTCCTTGGGACGCAACGGAGATAATCAACTTGTTCATATGAAAACTGGGGAGATTGCAGTATCTCCAGAAATACTAAATGAAAATCCACAACTAGCAAAAGAATTAACAGCAGCTTTTGATAGATCCAACGTAGACATGAATCGTTATACTGTGGGTTCTGGTGCCAATAGTATTAATCCAATGACAGGTCAGGCTGAATTTTTCTTAAAGAGATTAGTAAGTGGAATCAAGAAAGTATTTAAGAAAATCGCTCCAATTGTTATACCGATTGGTTTGAATATGCTTATGCCGGGACTTGGTGCCGTGGGATCTGGCGCGTTAGGCGCGGGCATTGGTACTTTGGTGCAAGGCGGCAGCTTTAAAGATGCTTTAAAAAATGCGGCTCTTGGAGGTTTAGCAGGAGGTTTTACTGCGGGGATACAGACAGGTTTTGGCGAAGGGTTTTCTGAAGCGGCCTTTGGTAACTTAGGTGGGCGTCAAGGTAGTTTCTTCAACAACCCGTTTAAAGCAGCAGGCGCAGGACAGGTCGCGGCTCCCGGAACCGATGTAGCGAACAACGATGGTATTTTGTCTAACTTATCAGAGAAGGGTAAAGATTTATTTAGTAAGCTTAATCCAAATCGTGACGTTTTAAATCCAGTAGAAATGGCTTCACAAGCTGACGCTCTAGTGTCTTCAACTCCTACCCTTCAAAAGATTGCACAAACTATGCCAGAAAAAGCTTTTAATATTGCTATGGAAACCGTTAAATCTAACCAACCAAGTTTCCTTTCAAGGTACGGGCCGCTTGCTTTAGCAGGAACAGCGGTTGCGGGCGCAGCAGGCGCGTTTGATACGCCCGAAGAAAATTTAGGAGCTTCTCCTTTTGGTATTACTTCTCGTGAGCTTTATGAAAAAGATCCAAGTAAATATAGCGTTTTTGCACAATACAATAAACCAACACCAATGTCACAAGTAAGGCCCGTTTACGCCTCAGAATTGTATAGTAAATTTAGCCCTCAAACGGCGGCTGCGGGTGGGGAAATGAATCGTAATAAGTTCCCGCCAAAAAACGGGTATATTTCAGGTCCTGGAACAGAAACTTCTGATGACATACCCGCAATGCTTTCTGACGGAGAATTTGTAATGACTGCCAAAGCAGTGCGTGGTGCAGGAAACGGTAGTAGGGAACAGGGCGTAAGAAAGATGTATGATATGATGAGAGCCTTTGAAGGGGGAGCGGTAACATGAGCGTCCAAACAACCATAACTCGTCAAGACCCCGACATAGAAGCCTATCGTTTAGGTCTTTTAAGCGACGTACAAGGTTTAATCAGGAATCAGATGTTTGGTCAGCAGGTCCAAAACTTGCGCAGCATGGGTTATGATGACGCTACGATTGGGACAATGTTATCTACCGAAGCTCAAGGCACAGAGGGCGAAGAAGGTTATGTTCCTGGAGTTACCTATGACGCAGACTATATCGGGGGAATTTCTCCTGATGCTATGTTTGGTCCAACTAATTTTGAGGTAGCGGGATTTAGAAGACCACAACTTGACGCGATAAAATTAGCTGAAGCCGGGGTTGGAGGTTATAAACCATATTTGACCACTGCTATGAACCAACTATCAAGCGGTTCAGACGCCCTTGAAAAAGGAATTACTGGTTTAACGGGTGCTTCTAATGAGTTTAACCCATCGGGTATTGCTTCTTTTATGTCCCCATATCAACAAGAAGTTATTGACCGCACAATTGAAGATCTTGAAAAAAATTATGGGCGTCGTGAAAATCAAAGGCGTCAGGAACTTGCGGCGGAAGCTGTGGCACGAGGGGCCTTTGGAGGTTCTGCTCTTGAAAAAAGGGCGGAAGCAAGGGAGTTTGTACCTGCAAGAGAACGTTTTGACAGAGAACTTGGTACTACCGTTGCGGGAATGAGGCAGGCGGGTTATCAAGATGCTGCTACTCGTGCTCAACAAGCCTTTGAAGAAGCAAAAAGAAGGCAATTGACGCAAGCGTCTACCACAGGTCAGCTTGGCACAGGATTAGCCGGAATGGGTATTCAAAGTGCAGGATTAGGTGAAGCAGAACAGTCGCTTCGTGGTAGAGATATTAGTACACTAATGCAGGTTGGCGGAATGGGTCAGGCCCTTGATCAGTCTGCCTTGGAGGCCGCAAGACTTACAAATCAACAGAGATATCAACAACCGTTTACTCAATTAGGGTTTTTATCGGATGTGTATGCGGGGATACCGACCTCACAATCTAGTCAAACAATGACTTCTGGAAGCAATGCTTCACCTTTTATGCAAGCTGCAAGCCTTGGCATAGCCGGATTAAGTGCTTATGGTGGTGCTAAACAAGCGGGGATTTTATAATGAATAAAGGTTTTCAATCACTTCCAGAATATGTTCAAAGGAAGATAGACCCCGAAATGGCAAAAAAATACATGGGCGGTGGTTCCGTGATGCAACGTCCTATGTTCAGGCAGGCAGGGGGACCGATGATGGCACCTCCTCCAATGGCACCTCCTCCGATGGCTCCTGAACCAAGTATGGATATGGCTTCACAACAGTTACAACAAATGGAGCAGCAGACTTCTGGAATTGGTTCTGCGGTAGCTCAACAGACATTAAGTAATATAGACGCGGCAGACGATCCAAAGAGCATGATTGACGCTTTACGCGGCAATGAAAGGCCCCTTGAAGCGCGGTACACGGAACTTGCAGGGTTTGTTGGAGAGGCGGATGCACAGCAAACACCAGAAAGTGTGTTGGCGATGGTTCAGCCCACCATAATGATGACGGAAGAGGGTGCATTAGACAGCGGGGTTGGCGAACTCATGCAGGGGTTGGCAGGTCAGATTGACATGGAAACACCTTCCGGGGAGGCTACTCCAATGGGTCAAGGGGTTGGCGAACTCATGGCAATGGGGGCGGGCAACACTCCACCCGTAAATTTTAATCAAGGTGGCGCAGTGCGCCATTATGCACCTGGTGGGGCTGTAACAGAACGCGCTACTACAATGCTTCCTGAGTTTCAAAGCCTGTATGCTTCTGTGCTAGGAGATCCTGCGCAACGGCAAGCGGAACTTGATGAACAGAAAAAACTTACAAAAGCGCAGATGCTCTTTGACATTGCGCAAACGGCACTTGCGGCAGGAGCGCCTACCGCGCAGCCAATGTCCGCGGCTGAACGTATAATGTCCGCGGCCCAAGGGACTCAGTTGTTTAATAAAATAGGGGATCGTGCGGCAGGCCAACTTCAAGCAAAACAGGCTTTAGAAGCTGAAAAACGTCAGATGGATTTGGCTGCGTTGCAAAGTTCTTTAACAGAAGCAGCGTCACAGCAAAGGTCAAAAGAAGCCATAGAATTAGCTGCGGCAAGACAATCAGCTTCTGACCCCTCATACAAACGTGTGATAAGCACCGATGGTACCGATTTGGGCACATTTAACGTTAATGATCCGCTCAAAAAGGCAGAGTTTGAAACAGCTATAGCAAACAATCCGGGAGCTTCTGCTTACAATTTAGGAACTAAGCCTAATAGCGATGCCATTGATTTTAAATCTGTAAAACTTTATCCAAAAGACGGTGTAGGTGACTCACTTACCGTTAATGTTAGAACTGAAGAAGATTACACAAGATTGTTAAATTTAACTGGTAAAGATGGAAAATACACTGCATCTTCTGAAGCGTATACGACTCAACTTGCCGAAGAAAAAGACATAAGAGCCGAAGGACGGGCAGAAAAAATTGACATTAGAGCCGAAGGGCGAGCGGAAAAAATTACAATACGTGCTGAAAATCGTGCGTTGAATACTACGCTATCGGCGGAGGCGCGGGCACTTAGTACTCAGATTGGTAAGGAAGGTCGTGCGGAACAAAAAGCAATTGCTGCCGAAAATCGGGCCTTGGATACCACGTTGTCTGAGGAAGAAAGGGCTGAAGCAAGAACTGTGGCTGCCGAAGCTCGTGCCGAAGCAGAAAAAATACGTGGAGAAATCCGTAACAACGGTTATGATCTAGACGCTGAGAAGCGCAAAATTGAATACGATATTGCGGCTGAAGGACGGGCCGTGGACCGCGAGCAAACTGTTTATGATAGAAATCGTGCGGCTCAGTTATCAGACATTGCTGCTGCGATTGAGGCGGACATTGCTGCCGAAGAGCGTCGTTTACAGCGTACACTAAATACGGAAGAACGTGCAAAAATAGAGTTTGATCGCCGCTTCGGCATGGAAACTAACGCACAGATTGCACGAGAAGAACGTGCATTGGGTCGCACACTTACTGAGGAAGAACGTGCCAACGCGGAGTTTAGAGCGCGTCAAGCTGTGGAAACACAACAGCGTATTCAACTTGAGGCTTCTTTAATTGATATGCGAGGCAACTACACCTTTCGTGAACAGGATGGTGAAATCGTTGCGATTGACAACAAGACTGCGGAAGTTACGCCTATCTTTGGTACACCCGATGTTTCAGATCCAGAGTATGCTGAGATCACATTACCTAACGCAGATGGCGTTCTTACAAAAAGCATTGTGGACATTACTTCTCCGCAAGGTCTGGCGGCTATTGCTAAAGTTAATGAAGTCACCGCTGATGGAGGTCAAGCGGGTATGCAAAAAATCTCCACTGCAAGTGTTACTCCACGCGGCTTTCTTATTCCTCAAAAAGGCGTCTTCACAAGTTTTGATGGCGGCAGAACCTATGTTGACGAAAAAGGCGTTACACAAAGTATACCGGGTGATGCATATGAAGTATCTAGTACAATTGCATACGAGGTTGCTAAAAGTGAAAAAGTTAGTGCGAATGCGAGAGAACAGCTTGCAGAAATGGACCGCTCTATTATTAGCGGCATGACCGACGCACAGGGTAATCCTCTAACAGCTAAAGACATGATGGAAGTCAAAGACGCTTACGAGCAAGCGCGTAAAGGAACTGGTTTTTGGTCAAAAATTTATGCAGCTATTGATGCTACCGTTGGTGGTATTGTTGCTCCTGAATATTTTGCAAAAACATTTAAGGACACTCAAGAAGCCCGTAAATTTACTAAGATGGTTCGAGTCCTTGGTCGGTCGGCCTTGGCAGTGTCGCCACGATTTGCAGTTGCTGATTTACAAACAGTAGAGCAGTTATTTCCAAATGAAGAAGCATTATTTGCTAACCCTGTAACAGAAGCTAAAAAGCTTCAAACCATATCTATGTATTTAGGTCAACAGAAACGAATAATCTTAGAAAACCTTGGTGGAGAAGTGCCTCTTGATTCAACTATGAAATCTCAATTGAATCAAAAACTTTTTGAAATTAATCGTTTACAAGAAATACTGGGGCCAATTAATTCAATAGGTGAAAGTCAATCAAGTGTAGATGCTTTCAATGCTGCAAAACAAAAAATTAAAGATTCGATTGTGAGATAACATGGCGGAAGAAAACACCGAAAAGCTACCATACGCTCAGTTTGATAAACAAACCTTCGATCAATTAATGTCTGTTTATGGCAACGATACGGGCATGTTTGCAAAAAACTTAGCAGAAACACTTGGGCAAGAGTTCGATCAACCCGACATGCTTACATATGAAGGTTTACGGGAGGGCACCGCGCCTATTTTTAACTTGCTTGGGGAAGGATATCAGAATTTGCCTCCTGTCCAAAGAAAGTTGTCAAATGACCAGATCATTGAACTTTTTTCAGTTGACATGGAAGGTAA